AAACCGTAAAGTTGTCACAACCATTACAAAAGGTGACACACTTTAATTTACTAAGTGTTTGTCTTAACATATCCATATTATAGATATCATAATATAGTCTGACTGGTACAAAAAGTTCTTCTGTTAACGTTACAAACACCAGATCTTTATAATAATCTTCCTCTTTTGGTGTATTCAATATAATTACCTAACTAAATCTAATCATATAACAACCATTAGTATAGATAATTTATCTGTTTTTGCAAATAAATTATTTGTAACGAAAAGCAACTGTAATAGTAGATAAAATTGTACCAAGCCAAAGTAAATTACCTAATCCGTGTCACATTATTTTGCCTATTTACGCAGTTTACCATTTATGAGTAAATTCATTGACACCACATTCGTCGGTAAAAATTGAGCTAGATGAAAGTAGTTGTTAGCTGGATTGACCAACACTCATCAACGCAAATTTCAGCAATCAAGGAAATGCTGAGGCCAAAATTAAATGTCCAAAAAGGATCCTTTTTGAACATAGCTTTCCCTGCTGTCCAAAAATTATATTGACTTATTTTTGGATAGGTATATCATTTAGTACAGCCTTTTTAATACATTTTTGTTTAAATTATGCCTCGTACTTTTGCTTATGCTCGTGTTTCTACAATTCAGCAGGAAACTGAGAACCAGATTAGAGAAATTGAAGCCGCGGGATTTACCATTGAGCCGCATCGTATTATCACCGAAACAATATCAGGGTCTATGCCTATAGCCAGACGTAAAGGCTTTAGCAGGCTGCTAGATAAAATGGAAAGGCAAGATGTATTGGTTGTCACCAAACTTGACAGATTGGGGCGTGATGCTATTGATGTAAGCACTACTGTTGCCAAGCTAGAGAAAATGGGTATCAGGGTTCACTGTCTGGCACTTGGAGGAGTTGATCTTACCAGCTCAGCGGGAAAAATGACTATGGGGGTAATCAATAGCGTAGCTCAATTTGAGCGTGATCTATTGATTGAACGTACCCAATCTGGTCTTGCTAGAGCTAAGTCAAATGGAAAAATACTTGGTCGTCCAAACGCTTTATCAGAATTACAAAAAAAGCAGGCTATAGAGCAATTACAAGAAGGAAAACCTATTGCAGCTATTGCAAGAAACCTTAACGTAAGCCGCCAAACTATTATGCGTATTAAAAATGCCATTCATGACTAATACACAAAGTTAAGATTGGACTGCAAAAGAATTATCTGTTAGCAAAAAAACCGTGTCTGAGGTAAAGAAACTTTTAAACATATAGGAGATATTTTATTCCTCGCTATCTCCTGATACTTGGCTTTCTTGTTCGTCGCTGGTTTCTGTTCCTATTTCAGCTATGTTTTCCTCTAATTCTTCTTTACCTTTATCGGTCAAAGGATTATATAGTTTTTTAATAGGATCTTTTTTAACTTTTTGTTGTTCTGACTGACTTGAATTAAACTTTTTTCTTAATTCTTCTATAGAAATAAAATTACCTTCTTGTATTTTTTCACGTTCATGCTCAAACAAATGTTTACCTATTTTAACTAATACAAGTGATGGTAATTTTATTTGTCGCTCTTGAAGCGGTATATTAATAATTTTGCAAATATCTTGGCTTTCAAGCCAATAACGCGACATATAATTTTCTAAATTATTAAGTAATGTTTCGACCATGTATTCTTTTTCTATTGATACAGCTTTAAATGGTAGATAATAAAATAATGTTTCAATTAAATCTTCCCATTTAACAACATTCCATTCACCATCTTTTGATGGTTCAGCGAGTAATAGTAGGTCATTGTCATAATCTTCTTTAAACAATTTAACTATTTTTTGATATTCCGTAACATTATTGTGTTCCTCATTTGTCAAATCAAGCTTACCAGTACCAATAATTAGAACTGCCACTTTATAAGCAATATCTTCTGAGATTTGATTTAGTCCTTTATTATTAAATAAATCACACACCTTATTCCAAATAGTACCGGCCCACTCATCACCATCACTTTCATGATTAACATCAGTACCATTTTCAATAAGCAGCTTGACTATTTCTATGTTACCTGTTTCAACTGCAAAACTTAGAGGAGTATTGCCATTACCGTCTTCTATATTAATATCGGTACCTTTTTCAATAAGTAATTCAGCCACTTCGCTAAGTTTATTGTGACAAGCCCATGCTAAAGCAGTACCGCCTGTCCCACCATTTTCATTGAGATGCGCTGAATTGTGTGGAATTCTTTCAATTAATAGCTCCGCTATATCTTCATGTTTATTTTCACAAGCACAAATCAGAGCAGTATATCCTTCATCGCTTACAATATCAATATCAGCACCTGCCTGAATCAATAAGTCAGCAATATCATAACTATCATTATTTGACATAGCGGTAATTATTAATGGAGTCTCTCCTTCATCATCTTTCAAATTAACATCCACACCTTTTTCAATTAACTCACTTGCTATTGTGTTATTATTATATTCTGCTGCCCAGTGCAAAGCTGTTTTACCACTAGAATCCTTTTCATTAATTTTTTCTTGAGAAATATTCTGTATTATCTCAATTAATTCATTTTCTATTTGTTTTGCGTGTTGATTATTTGATTCTTCAGCTAAAGCTTTGAGTTTTTCATATACTTGCTCTGAAAAATTATTTAGTTGATTAGTTAGCATGCTTTCCTTTTGTTAGTATAAGCTTATCCTGCATATTATAGACTAAATTAAACCATAAGTTAAATCAACGCAAGAGAAATATTTTAACAAAAACAAAATAATTGTTGTCATTATGTACTTAATATGGTACGCTTAGTAACACAATTTAGCTTTATAATGTTATGAATATATACAACAGTACCCAAGCAAGAGTTAAGCTATTTTCTCTTATTGATGAAACTAATCAAACACATGAACCTATTTATATTAAAGGCAAACGTAATGATGCTGTGATTATTTCAAAAGAGGATTACGAATCAATGCAAGAAACCTTATATTTTTACTCCGTTCCCGGTTTGGTAGAAAGAATACTCGAAGCTAGTAGAGAGCCTATAGAAGAGTGTGTTAATCATCAAGAAGCGTGGAAATGATATACAATGTCTTGTATACAAAAAAAGCAATTGAAGATATACAAAATTTAAAAGCAGCTGGAATAGCAACCAAAGCAGAAGGGTTATGCAAGTCTTTAGCAGTTAATTCAAGGCCTTTAAATAGTAAGCAACTAAATGGTGACCTAAAAGGTAAACGTTCAATAAGAATTAACTTACAACATAGATTGGTATACGAAATACTTAAAGAAGAAAAAGTAATCAAAATACTTAGTATGTGGGGACATTACTAGTTTATATCAATTTGGCCTTCATTTTTTCAAGATAAAAACTTTTTTCCCTACACCTATTGTTAGCGGTCTAAAGTCATGATACACTTGGATTTAAGTGAACCTAATCCTTGCAAGATACCATGACTTATAATCAAACAATTTTTCAGAAAAACCAAATCTAATGACCTTGACCCCGAAAGTGGTCAGAGGTTTTAAAATTGCTTATCCTGCTTTTTTGGAAGCAGAATATAGAAAGCAACTGACTTTCCTTGCCACGAAAATACAATTTTTGACTTTGAAGCATTTGCGAGACGTTGATTTCCGATCATCGTTTAATTTGGCTTTGCGTCTGGATGATGTTATTGATGATATTGATAGCATGCTTAAATCAATCAATGCTGCAATCTCTCTTGAACTTGTTAAAATAATTAGTAGCTTGTCAAAGCATTTCAATGCAGTTAAGCAATTTGTTGATCAAAGTTTTAAACGATCTCTTTCTCATATTGCTAGTTACTCACTTAAAAGTATTAGTATTCCTTTAAATACCATTTCTTCATCGGCTGTAGATATGAAGCTTTTGAAAAAAATGTGGATAGAGAAGAACACCCAATTAATCAAAGATATTCCAGCCAATAGCTTGGTCAAAGTTAATGATGCTATTTATGACGCGGTGTCGAAAGGAGAATCATTGAATAGCTTAAGTGATAAGCTAACTGAAATTTTTAACTTTGCAAAGAAAAGAGCCCAAATTATTGCTCGTGATCAAGTGGCAAAACTCAGAAGTCAAATCAGTCGTCATAACGATTTAGCTCATGGTTTTAATATGTATGAGTGGTCAAGCTGCAAGGATGGTGCAGTTAGAGAGTCGCACCAAGTATTGGAAGGTAAGATTTGCTCATGGCTGGATTCAAGTGTTTACAAGAACAAAGCTAATGAGAGCTGGAAAAGGCGCAGCTCGATTGGCGGGGTTTTAAAACATGTTGGTGAGGATATTATGTGTAGATGTACTAACGTTGTATTACATGAAACAGAGGTGAATGCATGACCCATGATATTCGTTTTGATTCTATTAAACTGCCGAAAATGAGCGTAACTCCGGAGGGATACTTGCGCGGTGAAGCAGTAGTTAGTAGAGCAGGAGTTTTTAAATATAGGAATATCGACGGCTCTATTCGAGGAGAGCTGAGGCACCCCGATAATATCTTTACCAAAGAGAGTCTAGACAGCTTAAAGATGATACCTATTACCAATGACCATCCGCCTGAATTTGTGGATGCCAGCAATGCACATAAGTATCAGGTAGGTTATACAGGAGAGCGTTATGATATTGATGAGGATAAAGTCATTGTCTCTATGACAGTAACCCACCTGGATGCTATTGAGGCCATAAAACGGGGAAAGCTTGAGTTATCTTTGGGCTACGGAGTGAATTTAAAATTAGAAAAAGGAGAATATGAGGGAGAAAACTATGACGCAGTACAACTAGAGCCCAAATACAATCATCTGGCTCTGGTACAAAGAGGCAGAGCAGGAAGCGTTGCTAGAATGAGGTTTGACAATGCTTGTGAGTTGATTGAATCAGAGCTAAGCGAAACTAACAAACAAGAGGATTTTAATAACAAAACAAATGAGCTTGAAATGACAAAAGAAACTAATAATCGAAGTGACAATCGAATTGATGCATTAACGCTAGAAAATGAGCAGTTAATGACGAAGCTGAAGAGCTTGCAGGGTAGACTTGATGAGGCTGAAAGTGAGCTTGAGAAAGAAAAAGCTTTAAAAGCCGATAGCATTATCGAAGCAAGAGTTATAGATAGAGCTTGTCTTATTGCAAAGGCTACGCCGTTTTTAAAAGATACTGAAAGTCTATTTAAAAAGACTGATAGGGAGATTATGGAGACAACTATTAATACCCTGCGCGGCGATGCTATCTGTTTTACAGAACGTGCTGACGATTATGTTAAGGGCGTATTTGAAACTCTTACTGCAGTACCACCAAGGGAACATATGGATCCAAGGGGGGAAGTCGTGCAAGTGATTAGAAGCCTTAGAAATAATGACGAAGAAGCAAATATGAATAAATTACCTAAAAAGGCAATTATAGAAAATCTTAGGAATAAAATTTTTAATTTAAAAGAAGGAGATTAATAATATGCAAACAGAGTTTAAAACCTATTCAGTGCCTTTTATTATTGGGCAAATAGCTGATAGTTCATTGAATCAAATAGATAGCTACGCATCTGAAGCGGATATTAAGTTTGGTACTGCGGTTAGGCGAGGAACAAATAAAGATAAGCAAGTATTGCCCAGCGATGGCAAAGAATTTTTGGGTATTGCTCTTCGGGATGATATCCAAAGAAAAGATTTTTATGCGGCAAAATCGATGGTATCGGTAATGACTAAGGGTAGGGTAGTAGTTAAAGTTGCAGAGGCGGTTGTTGCTGGTGATAAGGCTTATCTCCACGCGAACGGTACTTTTAGCAAGACTGCAGGAGAAGAAGGCTTAGAAATAGGTATTTTTGCAAGCACTCAAGAATCAGAAAATAATTTGGCAATTTTGGAGATTTAAATTAATGACACAATTAAATACAAGTATGGTACTTCGTACTGACAGTGCAAGAAACGGAGGGCTAAGCGGCAATTACAGAGTTGATAATAATGACATATTGTTTTTTGCTAATGAGCTTACGCATTATGACCCAAGAGAATTTGAAGTTATCAAAAATGGTCTTTCCTTTTTAGATATTTTTCAGTGCAACAGTTCAATAGATCCAGGACAGGAAAGTTACTCTTGGGAAATTTATGATGCTTATGGACAATCAAAGGCAATAACCAAGAATGCTAAAGATATCCCTTTTGTTGGTGCTACTGGTAAACAATTTACGTCTAAATTCATCAATATTGGTATTGCTATTGAATATACTGCGCAGGATTTGCTGGCATCGGCAGTAGCTAAAAAAGAAATTACTGCCAGGCTTAGAAAGCAAGCTATGCGTTCTAATTTTGAATTGATGAATAAGATTTGTTTTTATGGTCATGCAGACTTAGATATTAATGGTCTTTTTTCCGACAAAAATCTTACTAATAAAAAAGCTGTTGTGGCAGTTAAAGGCAAAACTGCGTGGAAGGAAAAAACAAATGAGGAAGTATTTAAGGATCTAATTGACAGCTATAATGATTGTATGGAGGCGACTAATAACAACATTCCGCCAAATACCTTACTTATATCTTCACCTGCGTATAATGAGATAGCAACTAGAATCTTTAATAGCTTTAACGGCACGACTATTTTAAGGCAAATAGAGAGTATGACTAATGTTAAAGTCATAAGAACTCCTGAATTAAACAAAGCATTCTCAGGCGATACTGATGGATTCATCTATTTTCAAAATAACGACAGTTATGTAGAGCAGTTAATTCCAACGTTTTTTGAAACTACCGAACCACATAGGCATTATAATACTTACAACATCGGCTGTTTTTCTAGATATGGTGGCTTGGTAATTCGTCAGCCAAAAATGTTTGCAATTAGATACGGTATTTAACTTGAGCTTACTTGAAACTTTTCGGCTTCTTATTCCTGAGTTTGAATCCTTGAGCAATGAGACTGTACAAAAATGGCTAGATTTATCTAGTGCTGAAGTTACTAAAACAGGATTCAAACCAGCGATTAGAGAGCAGATAATTGTTTATTTAACTGCTGATCGTATGGTGAGCTCTTATAAGCAAAAAGGTGCAAGCGGTGAGATTACTTCCATCTCTGAAGGCAATTTGTCAATTACTTATGCAAAAGGAGAGGATAACGGTTATCGCCAAATGTATAAGAGATTGATAAAAGCCCATACTATAGCACCATTAACAAGAGTTTGCCTGTGATGAGTGTTAGAGATACAGACAAGGGAATGCATTCCATTCATAAAATGCTTAAGGACTTGAAGAAAATGAGTTTAAGCGTTGGAGTATTTTCTGAGGCTGTTAATACCGAAGAAAAGCCTACCACCTATGTAGCAGACTATGCCATTGCTAACGAGTATGGGATTGGCCATATTCCAGAGCGTTCATTTCTAAGATCGACCGTGAACGAAAAACAAGATGAATGGTCAAATCTCCTGAGCAATCTCTTTAAGGACGCAGCTCAAGGCAAAAAAAATGCAGAGAAAGAACTATACGAAATAGGCGGAATTGTGAGAAAAGATATTATTGCCAAAATCGACAGTAATATTAACCCGCCCAATGCCCCCTCGACTCGTGCAAAGAAAGGCAAGAGAAAGAATAAAACACTAATAGATCATGGTTTTTTGAAACGTAGCATAGAGGCTAGAATAACTACTAAATGAGTTAATGCATGTTTGAGATGTTTCGAAGAGAGCTAGTAGTTGAGCGTAAGGGTGAGGGTCTTTATCTTAATGGTTATTGGGAAGAGGGCAGAATAACGCATTTTACCATTCTTACAAGCGTACAGGGGACGGATGCTTTTGTTCTTCAGACGCTCCCTGAGGGAATAAGTAGTAGCGGGGTTTATACATTAAGGACAGATACAAAGTTACTAATTGGGATGGCTGGCGTGAGTACTCCTGATGTTGTGATCATTGATGGGGAGCGGTTTTTAGTTGTGCGAGTAACACCATGGCAAAACTTGCCACATACCAAGCATTACGAAGCCCTGGTAGTTAGAGAAAATATTGATGCAAATTAAAGAGATATACAAAAAACTACACGAATTTACAGTAGCAGCTACTAACCTTGAAAATAAGAAGGTGATATTTGCAAGTCAAAATGCACTAACTCGGCCAAAAAAACCTTTTATAACTATTGCAGCTAGCTCCTTTAAAAATACAGGAACTCCTATAAAAGAAGGCTTAGATGCTGCTGGCAAAATGACGCAAACATTGCCGATGAGTTTTGTAGTGAGCTTTCAGGCTTTTTCTGATGTTATGCATGAGGCAGAAGAGCTTTTAAGCGCCATTCATTCAGAGCTTTGGACAGAATTACAAAACAGAATATTCAAAGGTGAAATGGCTGCACATAGAGTAGTGAAGCCTGTTACATCGATGCCTATGATTATGAGTGAACAAGTCGAGTATAGAGCCATCTTAGAGGTGCAAATGAGTTACATGAAAACTACGAAGTATCAGGTAGGTTTTATTGAGACTTTGGAGATAGATGGCGTGATTAACGAGCAAAAAATACAAATAAAAAGGAAACTATTATGACGTTACTTGATAATATAGTTGAGGTTAAAATCACCAAGTCTTCAGGTGGTTTGATTCCGATAAGTTTTAACAGCCTGCTCATTATTGGCGATTCGGTAGGAAAGATAAGATACAAAACCTATTCTAATCTGCTTGAAATTGGTAATGATTATGAAAGTGCAAGTCCTGAATTTAAAGCTGCCCAGCTAGCTTTTGGTCAAAGTGTTAGGCTTGACAAGGTAATTATTGGTCAGGTCTTTGATGAAGAGACTTTTGAGCAAGCTTACCGAATAATCGCCGAGGAATATCCAAATTTCTATGCAGTGATAATTACTAGCAAAGAAGTAGATGATCAATTAAAGATCGCTTCATTAGTTGAAACGGAGCATAGAATCTTTGGAATTTCTAGCAACAATACTGACATATTAGACGAAAAAAACACCTCGCATATTTTGCATAAGCTTAAAGAGTTAAGTTTAAGCCGAACATTTGTTATTTATAGCTCACAAGCCAAAGACGGTATATTTCCAGAAGCGGCATGGTTTGGTCTGATGCTAACAAAAAAAGTAGGTAGTGCAACATGGAAATTCAAAGCTTTAAGTGGTTTTGCTACGGACTACTTATCAAGCAGTAAGATTGCAGCAATTGAGGCCAATAATGGTAACTATTTTTGCGCACTTGCAGGTCGTGCTGTGATGTTTAACGGCAAAATGGCTAATGGTGAATATATCGATGTTATTGCGGGCTTAGATTGGGTTACTGCAGAACTTCAGACACAAGTTGGGAATGCTCTTGTTTCATCTGAAAAAATTCCCTTTACCAGCCAAGGTATTGCTGTGATTGAACAGGCTATACATTGTAGCCTGAGCGCGGCAGCTTCTAGGGACATCATAGACAAAGAAAGTATCAAAATCACTGTACCAGATATCTTTGCTTTGTCCCAAACGGATAGAGAAAATCGCAATCTAACCGGAATTAAAATTGAAGCAAGGCTAAGCGGCGCAATACACAAGTTAAAAATTCAAGGAACAATAAGTAATTAAGGAGAAACAAAATGAAGGATAAAGTCTATGACCCAAATAGCTTAAGCGTAGTATTTGGCGGTGTTCCAATGTCTGGGTTTGCAGAGGATTCAATGCTAACTATTGAGAGAGAAAATCCGCTATACAAAGTTACCACTGACATACATGGAGTTATGTCACGTTGCAAAATCAATAAGGACATGACCAAAATCACTATAACCTTAACCCAAAGCTCATATAGCAATAATGTGCTCAGCAATTTTGTTGAAATGGATAGGCTAAGTAACAGCGGGGTTTTTCCTGTATCAATAAAAGAGCCAACCGGAACAACGCTTTTTGCTTGCACTCATGCTTTTGTTTTAGAATCTCCTAAAGTAGAGTTTGCCTCTGAAGAAAAAACCAGGGAGTGGGTAATTCAGGCAAGTGGAGTAACTCAGTATATTGGCAATTAAAATTAGGATAGAGAGAATAATATGAGCATAACAAAAGAGATAGAACCAAAGACAATTTTAGGACACAAATATACAGGTACCTATATACCAGCTTCAGAGGCGTGCTTAATAGCTTTCAAGCTCGCTAGCTTTTTAAGTGGCAGCAATATGAATATAGAAGAGTTAATAGGACAAAACGACAACAATTTAATCTTAAAGATTCTATCCCGCACTTTGCGTGATGGTGTGGCAATCAATAAGGCTGGCTTTGACAGTACTTATACAGCAAATTTAATGGAGCTAATTGAAGCATTAAAATTTGTAATAGAGGTGAATTTTGGCGATTTTTTGCAGGTAAGCGGCATTGGGTCGCTAAACGAGCAACTAAACAAGGTGACATCAAAAACAGCGGCACTTTAAGCCAAGAGCTTACGCAGGAATTGATCATATTACGTCCTGTACTTGAGGGGATAGTATCTTACACCGAAGTTTCTAGCATATTATCATTAAACGATGTCATGAAAATCAACGATCTACTAGATATGAAAGCCGATCTAGAAAAACAAGCTTATGAGAAAAAACAATGATTGCACGTGAGCTTTTGGTTAAGCTAGGATTTGATATTGATGAGAGCAAGTTTAATCGTTTTACCCAAAATGTAGAGAATTTAAAAACTTCACTATCTGGTATCAAAAGCAAGATAGGTTTGAGTATAGACAATGAAAAACTGAATCAGTTTAAACAACAAATCGGTGAAGTTAAAACTAAAATATCTAATGTAAAAGGTCAAATAGGCTTAAATGTAGATGACAAAAAACTAAGTCACTTCAAAAAACAGGTAGATGAGGTTAAAACCAAAATATCTGGTGCTGCGGCTAGGATAGGCTTGAATGTAGAAGACGAGAAGTTAAAAACCGCTGGCCATACTATCGAAAGCCTCAAAGCTCAAATGACTGATTTAAGAAAACAAATAAATCAGCGCATGTACCCAGAAATTGATCTTAAAAATGTGGCAGCTTATAGAAAAGAATTAGCTGCAATGCCTAAAGAGCAACGCAGAGAGTTAATAGCCCTCAACAAGCTTGAGAAAGAAGCATCAAATGATCAGTTAAAACTACTTCGAGCCAAGCACTCCCAGCTACAAGCAATTAAAACCAAGCTTGCAGAAACTCAGCAAAGTTTTAACGCAGCAGCTAGAACGGCTAAGTCTGCTAATATGGCATTTTCACGGTTTTTCACTAAATTCGCTGTTATTGGTACTGGTAGCGCTTTACTTAGCATTCGCAAGACCTTAAAGGACGCCGAAGACTTCAAGGCGGGAGGCGCAAAAACCAATAATCACTTTTCACGTGAGCAGTTAGATAGTGTCCATAGATTTAACGTATCTTTAAAACAATTAGGTAAAACTACAGGAGAGCTCCGAAATAGATTTGTTATAGGCCTGCTTCCAGCTTTTAAAACAAACATAGATCTGTTTAATGCATGGATGCAGACAAACAAGAAGATGATTGATACGAAGATTCAAAAATTCATCGATACTCTGGCAAGCGCGCTTAAAATCTTAGCTTCTGCAATTGGGGTAGTTTTTTCCATATTAAACCCACTTGTTGACTTAATTGGTGGTTGGGGTGTAGTTATAAGCGGAGTCATTGGAGTTGGGATTATATCTTGGTTAGTACGCCTTGGTATGTTTCTGGGTAGCGGAGCAACTGCAATAGCAGTATTTGCTACAGCAATTAAAACTCTTACCTTCGCATTATTTAGTAACCCTATTGCGTTGCTAATTATGGCGATTGTCGCAGCATTAGGGTTAATTGCAGATGAATTCATCGTTACCGCTCAAGGAGGTGATAGTTTAATTAATCGTTTCGGAGGGTTAAAAAAAATCTGCGATAGCTTCATCGAAACATTAAAAGAGATGTGGCAATGGCTCGTTAAAGTTGGAGAGGATATGCTCGATTTTAGCGGAATAACTGCGCTTAAAGATTTTGTCTTTGGCGATGATAATCAAAAACCAAACCTTGCGCCTCATGCCATGCTGGGTAAATCCATACTTCCAAATAATATAGATTATGGCAAACTTAATATCGCTGATTCGCTAAGCGAGCGGTTTCAATTTTCTACCCCATCCTCTGTAAATTATCACAACGCACAAGCTCAGCATAACAACTCTAAAAGCATCAAAAACAATAATACTTTTAACCTTAGCATCAATGTGCCAAAAGGTACTAGTGAGGAGCAGGCTAAAATCATCACCCAAGAAGTAAAAAAACAGATTCAAACAGAAATAGAATTTAATAATGAAAAAACCCTAAATGCTATTGGGGCTTTTTAGTCGTGCCTAAAAGCGTCAACTACAAAATTAAAAAAGGAACACCTTGTCCTAAAATCATCCTATAAACACAGATGGCCTTGTACAAATTTTAAAAAAGTCTTGATTTGTAGTCCAAACAAGACTACACTTCTAGGAAGTAACTTTAAAAGATTATAGAATGAGCGTTACAGCTACATACGTCAGAGCTAAAATTGATCCTAAAACAAAAAAGCGAGCAACGGAAGCCTTGCACTCAATGGGCTTATCTATGTCAGATGCTATAAGGTTATTGATGCTACGCATTTCTGAGGAGCGTCGTTTACCTTTTGAAATTAAGGTTCCAAACTCCATAACCAAGAAAGCCATGGACGAACTTGAGGCAGGAAAAGGTACGACAGTATCTAATGTTAAAGAACTAATGGCCTCACTTTATGAGAAAGATTGAGTATTCCTCTGCTTTTAAGAAAGACTTTAAGCGCGAGCTAAAAGGTAAATATCAAAAAAACTTAGATTCAAGACTGCAAGAAGTTGTTAGTTGCCTAATAAAAGATCAGATTTTAGCGGTTAATTATCAAGACCATGAATTATTAGGTAAGTGGGCAGGCTACAGAGAGTGTCATCTTTGGCCAAATTTATTGTTGATCTACCAAAAACTTGGAACAAATTTGTTAAAATTAGTTCGTCTTGGTTCGCACAGCGAACTTTTCAAAAGTTAGCCTGCACGGTAACAAATACAAACATTTCACACAATAAATCTCAAAATGAAAATAACACTTATTGTACATAGTGTTTATGTCGATTAGTACAAGTATACTTTAACTAAATGGCATGTTTAGTGTCAAAATGATGTTTTTGAGTCTTTTTTATAGCCTTCTTAATATCCTTAAATTTCTTGCCCCCATACATTGTATAGGCACCTCTTTTCTGATACACTAAAGGCAAGTTAATCCTTGCAAGATCTCATACATGGCTTCAATAATTGGTACCCTTTTTCGTGGTTCCTCAATACTTGGTGCGGCAAAATCATTAATTACCCCTGGCAATAATAGTTCTATAGGTGATGTGGTCATTGATGCGACGCTAAATGAGGTACTCCAATATAGCTCAAGCATAACAGAGCATCCCATTGAAGATAAAACCGCCATTAGTGACCATATATTCAAAGAGCCTTTAAGGGTTAAAATTGAAGGTTACATCACAGATGCGCCAATTAAAATATTTGGTTTGCTAGAAACTCCTTTGCAGAAGAATTCATTAGAGAAGTTAGCAAGCAACCTTAAATCAATGATACCTTTTTACGAAGGAGACAAGCCAAGCAGTGAAGCGTATATGGCTCTTAAAGCCCTCTATGTTGATAGAAGCTTAATTAGCGTCGTAACTAAGCTTGAGACCTTTCCTAATATGGCAATTAGCAGTCTCACCTTCACAAACGATACAGATACTGGGGGCAAGCTATCTTTTAATGCTGAGCTCATACAAGTCGTCTACGCAAGAGTAGAAACCACCCTAAATGTTAGCCCTAAGAATACCGCGCTAGCAAGATCAACTAGTCCAGTATCCAACAAGGGCAACGTTGATAAGAAAGAGGTTGTAGATAAAGGAAAATCTTGGAGTGCCAGTTTCACTGATTGGGTATCTGGAGCTGATCGATGAAATCAAAGCAATTAACTTACTTAACTTGGCACAACGACCCATGTTGGGTAGCAAACATTATCCTTGGGAGTAAAAATATATATTACCAGTTTTTGGCCAGTTGGAACAATCGAAGTGACAGTTGGCACATCACTATTAAACAAGATGATGAGGTCATTATCCAGGGGGCTAAACTAGTTTTAGAGGTTAATTTATTATCGATGGCAAGCAGCATAAAATCGCCAGACTGTCTTCTTATTGCAGCTAGCGAAAATAATCGAATAGAGCGAATCAGTTTTGAAAACATGATTAATCATGAAGTCAAACTATACCATATTTTGACAAAAGAGTGATTTAAGTATTATGCCACATTATTTTAATAGGGTTTGCAAGGTAGTGATTGAGAATGAAAGCAAGATCGAGATTGAAGATTGTAAAATTCGTTTTGAGATTATCAAATCATGCAACCCTCAAGAAAACAACGGAAGAATTGAAATATACAATTTAAGTCTTGCTACCCGCAAGCAAATAGCTGCTAGTAATTCATTAGTTAAATTGTTTGCAGGCTACGAAGACAATAAGGGACTACTCGAAGTAGGACAGGGGGATATTTCAAGCGTTAGAAACAATCGCAGTAAGACTGAGATTGTAACTCAAATATATATCCATGAGGGGCAAGAAAAGATTAAAACAAATTCAGTGTCTTTAGGTTTTAAAGGCAATGTTCATTTGGCAGAAATTCTTAATGATTTTTCATCGAAAACAGGGTTGATCTTCAAATCTATTGCGATTGACCAAGGTGCTAGTGTGCAAAATGGTTACTGTGCAATTGGCGCCCCAGATACTGTACTAGATGAGCTAGCTTTGATTTTCAAATTCACTTGGTCTGTGCAGAACGGCATTATTTTAATTCGTGGTAATGAGAAATTAGGCACTAGCGAAATAATGCTACTTAGCCCTAAAACGGGGCTAATATTGAATCCTGAAACGGTTAATAAGGTATCACGAAAGCTTGCTAAATCACCTGCGCCATTACCAAGAAATACATATAATGTACAGGCTTTTCTACAACCGCAATTACAAGTACATGATGTAATTGCGTTAGAGAGCAGCGAACTTCAAGGAAGATATCAAATACTCAAAATATCTCATACTGGCGATACTCGTGGTAACGATTGGTATAGCGATATGGAGGTAGTAGCAATTTGAACGCAGAAATAATCAAAAACTTAAGCCACAAAATATCTTCAACGCTTAGGGTGTCAATGCCTGCAATTATTGAGGAATATGATTTTAAACTGCAAAAAGCTAGCGTTAAAATAGACATGCATGAATTGCATGATGATGGGAGTGTTATCGATTATCCAGTCATCACAGATGTACCAATTATTTTCCCAAGCTCTGGGGGCGCATCTATAACAATGCCCGTAAAACGCGGTGATCATTGCTTAGTTTTGTTCTTAGACCGTGATATCAGCAATTGGTTGCTAGGAAGCTCGCATAAGCCAAATAGTCGCCGCAGGCATAGTTTGAACGATGCTGTAGCAATTGTTGGCTTGAGTCCGTTTAACAAAAATAGCAAAGCAAAAAATAACACTGACCTACTGATAACCTTTGACGGCTGTGAAATAACTTTAAAACCTGGGGGCAAGTTAGATATTCTAAGTACCAAGGAATTAAATATTAAGACCGAAAATATAATAGTTAATTGCACTAATGCTAGCATCAAGGCAACTGGCCAGATCAATACCGAAACACCAAACTTTATTCAAAAAGGCAAGATGAAGATCGAAGGCGATATTGAAGTGACAGGTAGCTCTTTACTTAAGGGAAAAGCAAACTTGGAAAACAATATTGAAGTTAATGGGACTTCCACCTTAAAAGGTAATGTAAAATGCGATGCTACGATGGAGGGAAGCGTGGTCAAGACCAGCTCAGGAATTAACCTTGCCACACACAAACATAGTTATCAAGAGGCGCAAAGTGGAAGTAATCCGACAATAGTGCGGCCTTCAGTAACTGGAGTTGGAACTTAAAATAGATGAGAGATTTAAAGCTAGACCAAGACGGCGACTTAATGATTAGTGAGTTTGACTTGAGGTTAACAACCGATTCGGAAATAGTGGAGCAACGCATAAGACAAGCACTGCTGACTTTCAAAGGAGAATGGTTTTTAAACACCCAGCTAGGTATCCCCTACTATGAAAGTATATTAGAAGAAAAGAACTCTTTGCAGGCCATTAAAGCAATCTTAGTAGATGCCATCAAAAAGGTTGAGGGAGTCAAGGAATTAACAAAATTTGAAATTAAATATGACAATGACAGCAGGGCATTAGCTATTAATTTTAATGTCATAGATGATTTTAACAATTTGCTAGTAATAGAGATTTAATATGGATTTAACCAAAGGCTTCAAGCGCAAAACTTTTGAGGAAATTAAAGCCGAAATCGAGCAAAAGCTAGTTGACGCTCTTGGATCAATTAACTTAATGTCTCCCTCTGTTTTTGGCAATATAGTTTCTATTTTTACTGACAGGGAAGCTCAGGTATGGGAGCAAATCGAGGCTCTATATAGCTCTATGTATCCTCAGAGCGCAGAAGGTTATAGCCTAGATGGGATTTGTGCATTAAATGGTATTACCAGATCACAGGCTACTTTTTCGAGAGCGGTATGCCAATTAACGGCAGTGCTTTATACAAAGATACCAAAGAATAGCTTAATTAAGGTTCAAAACACCTCAAATCTTTTTGCCCTGCAAGAAGATATAGTGGTAACTAATGAAAAGTGTCAATCTATCAAAGTCAGAATAAAAAATAATAATAGCCTAAGTTATGGGCTTATTATTAACGGGCAATTACTGAGATTTGAAAAGACTAAAAATGAAACAATAGAAGAGATAGCACTATTCTTGAGCTTAATTGTTAAAGAAGCAAATATTGGCATAAACGTAAATTGTGAGGGTGGTGCAATCAGCCTAGCAGCAGGTTCTCAAGCAGAATTTTCTTGTATTACTACAGAGGAAATAGAAGTAATAGAATGCACTAATAATGCTCTGCTATTGGCCACAGAAAAAGGAGCAATAGCCGCGCCAATTGGTTCATTAAATATCATTCATACACCAATATCTGGATGGATATCATGCAATAATTTAACGGCTGCAAAAATTGGTAATAATTTAGAGTCGGACAAGGCTTTAAGATCTAGACGAGAACAATCTATAAAAATAGGTGGTAGTGGAAGTTTGGAGGCAATTAGAGCTAATTTGCTTAATCTAAGTACAGTTACAGCTGTCTCTATAGCTGAAAATGCCACCTCAGAAATAAGCAAAGATGGTTTGCCGCCGCATTCTTTTGAAGTGCTAATTACAGGCGGTAATGATGTTGATATTGCGCAAGCCATCTGGCAGAAAAAACCAGCGGGAATAAGGTCGTATGGCAAATGCACTGTTATAACCTTTGACAGCGAAGATAGGGAACAAGTTGTTTTCTTTTCAAGACCAGTAGTTCGTTTTATCTACGGCAAAATAATTATTACCAAAACTAAGCATTTTGTAGAAGCAGCAGAAGAGTCGATTAAGGCAAACCTAATAAGTCAGATTAATAGCTTAGGAGTTGGTAATCCTGTTATTTTAAAGTCATTGTTTGTGTCTATTTTTTCTGAAAGCGGTATTGCTAATGCCTATATAGAGCTTGGTAGCTCTTTGCAAGAATCAAATACGCCTATATTAAAAGAGGTTGATGTTAACGTGAAAAACAATGAGGTAGCTTTGACTGATCTTTTAAAAATCCAAATTGTTTTGGAGGATTTTTAAGTGACTGATCTAGGGATTGTAGAAAATCACGCGGAACTTGCAAAAGCATCTTTGCTTGAGCAGTACAAACATCGCCCCAATCTAAACTCTTTGCTAGAAGCTCTAGTTAAACCCTTGCAGGACATTGAGAACAAACTATATGAGATTTATAAAAACTATTCTCTAGCAGAGGCGCATGACTATTATCTAGATCGCATTGGCACAATTGTCGGAGAGCAGCGCAAGTACCGCAATGATGATGAATATCGGCTTGCAATATTAGCTCGTATTATGATTAACAATGGCGGCGGCACTCCTGAGGACATCATCAGTGCCTTAAGATTTACCTTTAGGCCGAAGAAATTAGTTTACACAGAACTATATCCAGCATGTTTTAAAGTATTCATACAAGGAAACTCTATTAACGCCAGTTCTAAGGCTTTAATTAAGTCCATTAATCCAATAGCAATAGGCAATTTTGTAATTGTTTTTAGCAGTGCTAAAAACCCATTTACTTTTGCTGAATGCAGT